AAAAGTAAAAAACCACTAAACAAAAAAACCCAATGTCTACAAAAAAAATAATGAATTTCGAGAATGCTATAAATAGAATTAATTGGAGATTTACAAATGAAAATGTAAAGCCAAATGAATCTAAAATTACAATTAATCAGGACGATATTGATAGTGTAAAATTTTTAGTAAATTGGATTAATAAACAAAAACAGGAAACAATTAAAGAAAATGAATTATTTGCAAAACTATATTGTTATGCCTTAAGAAATGAAATTGAGTTTTATAAAGATATTAAATTCGCGAATGTAAAATTACAGGATGAACTAAAAAAACCGATTATGTATCATTATGAAAATATAGCAACTGATTTAAATAATTTAGAACTTACAAAATATTTTCAAAGTTTAGGATTAATTACAGACCACATGGAAAGAATGTTGTTAAACGAGAAACAGGAACAAGAACAAAAAACAATACTTAAAAGCAATAGTAATAGTTTAGACATGATAAAATATGTAAAAGGTATTTGGAGCAAAGAGAATGTATTTAAGGCCTTAAATAACTCAATTTCGGAATGCGTTAATAAATTTAAAAATATTTAAAATGAAAACAAAAAAAGAACTAGCTGAAATATCATTAAAAAATTATCATAAAAATAAAGAGAAACTTTCGGCATACAGAAAAATAAAATATTTAGAAAGCAAAGGGATAATTGTAAAGGCTAAAGAAATTAAAACGGATCCAATAAAACGAACTTTAAACATAAATGAAATTTTAGATACATTGCGTAAGGATATAAAGCACGAACTATGGAATAAATCGGTTCGACAATGGAATACAAACGATTGGAAAAAATTTAATTTGTTATGAAAATACAAATTAAATCATTTGTTCAGAATGGAAATCTAAAGCAAAACCGAACTTTAATAAAAAATGCAATACGATATTAAAATCAAAGAATATGGCAAAGAATAACCAATTCGCATTGCATCCAGATACAAAATTAAAATTAGTTGCAACGCATAAAAAAACTTTCATTACCTTTGAAAAAATAATTAGTTATTCTCAATGGGTAACTTTTAAAAAAAACTTTGAATATTATTATTTAACATATCAATTATGAATTACATTTTATTATTAATTGCATACGAGTTTATAAGAAAAAAATTGATTTGGTTGTGGTATTATTTAATTAAAAAAGGAAATTAACATGAAAAAATTATTATTATTATCAATTGCAATTTTATTTATTAGTTGCAAAAAAGAATCAGAAAGCAAAGTGTATTTAGGTAAAAATAAAGATTTTGAAATAGAGTTTTTATTTGAAATTAACGGAATAAAAATGTATAGATTTAGAGATAATGGTAGAACTCATTATTTTACAAATAAAGGTGAAACAATCAATACTCAAAATTATTCAAATGGTAAGCATCATTATACTCATGAAGAAAATATAGATTAATTATGGCAATAGGAAAAGAATTATCTCCGATATTAGAAGAAATTGAAAAAAGCTTATTAGAGTTTGCTGCCTATAAACCCGAATTCACAAAGGAGGGTTTTCGTGCTGCAATCTTTATATTTCAGTCTGCTTTAATGGACAAAATGTTTGAACTGCAAACGGAACAAGAAATGCCAAATGATGAATGCGAATTAATGGCTAAGAATTTAGGAGAGGAGTTGCGAAATACTATTTTCAGATTTACGGGTATAGATACACACGAGTTGTTTACCAATGGATAGCATAGAAAGTATGATTTGCATCGTGCAAATTTACATTCATTATACAAAAAATATCGAAGTAAACATAAAAGTCACTAACTTTGCAGAAATTAGACAACTAAAAGAAGCGCATAGAATAGCCAAAGAATATTTAAATTTCTGTAATATGAGAATAATTGAAAGAAATTTGTAAACAACATAATCGCTGGATAAATATTGTAAAGCAGTTTGGAATAACAGACTATGCTGAGGACGTAGTACAAGAGGCATACATAAAATGCTTAGAGAAAGAAAGAGTTAATGAAAGTTATTTCTTTTTAACCTTGCGAAGTTTGGCAATGGATTTACACCGAAAGCAAAAAAAGATTATAAAAGTATCAATTGACGAGGTTAATATAATAACTGAAATTGAAAATCAAAACGAGGTTTTAGAAATAGTAGACGATTTTCATTGGTTCGATAAAGAGATTTTCTTTCTCTATTATGATGAAAAAATGACAATGCGAAAAATAGCAAAAGAAACAAAAATAAGTTTAAAAACTATTTTCACAACGATACAAAAGTGTAACACTAAAATAAAAAACGAATGGCAAAAGGACGACCAAAAAAATCAATAGGCTTAGGTGATACAATTGAAAAGATTACCGAAGCTACAGGAATTAAAAAGCTTGTAGAGTTAAGTGGATTTGACTGCGGATGTAGTAAGCGAAAAGAAACGCTAAACAGATTGTTTCCGTACGCTAAACCAAATTGTTTAATAGAGGACGATTACAACTATTTAACGATTTTGTTTAGTAAGTTTCTAAACGAACTTTCAATAAATCAACAATATAAGTTAATCGAAATTTACGAAAGAGTTTTCGGAACTAAATTAGAGCAATCGAGTTGTGCTAGTTGCTGGAGAGATAGGGTTAACGAATTGAGAAAAGTTTACGATACACACAAAGAAGATGGAAATACAATTTAAATTATGGAAGCAAAAGAAATAGCAAAAATTTTAATTTATAAATATCAATCTTTAGTTCCTGCTTGGGATAGTTATAATGATTGTGAATTAGAATTAGAATATAGATTGCCAGCTATGAAAAAATGTGCATTAATAGCTTTGGAATTTTCAAAGCAATTTATAACAGGTGATTTAAATGAATCATTTGATAAAACAATGTACTTATTAGATATTAAAAAAGAGATAGAATCTTTTGAATAAACAAATTTATTTCAGATGGATAAAGAAAAAGAAGTAAAGAATACCAGAGGAGGCGCAAGGGCTAACGCAGGGCGTAAATCTGTAGCTTCTGAACAAAGAGTTAATGATATATTTTTAAGTGCCTTAAAAAGCCTTAAATCAGTTGAAACAGATGAAGAAGCTAAAATAGAATTTGCAAAGGATTTATACAATAGCCAAAGAGGTCAGATTTTTATAGCTGAACATTTATTCGGTAAACCAAAGGAAACAATCGAAACGACGCATAATATAAACGACTTCGATATTAAATCTTTATTCTCTTTTGATAAACCTAAACAACAAATATAGTCTACTCGTTTCAGATAGTAGATACTTTATAATTTCGGGGGGAAGGGGTTCGGGAAAATCATATTCCGTGAACTCCTTTTTACTTATGCTTACTTATGAAGTAGGACATATAATTTTGTTTACTCGTTATACTTTAACTTCTGCTCACATTTCTATTATTCCAGAATTTATTGATAAAATAGAAACGCAAGATTTACACCATGATTTTAGTATTACAAAAGATGAAATTATTAATTTAAGAACTGGATCTAAAATAATATTTAGAGGTATTAAAACAAGTTCCGGAACTCAAACGGCTAACTTAAAATCTATTTCGGGGGTTACTACTTGGGTACTCGATGAAGCTGAGGAGTTGGTAGATGAAAGCATATTCGATAAAATTGATTTATCTATACGGCACCAACAAAAACAAAATAGAGTTATCTTAATTCTAAATCCAACAACAAAAGAACATTTTATTTACAATCGTTTCTACGAAAGCAAAGGAATAAAAGAGGGTTCTAATTTAATCAATGGAGACACTTCTTATATCCATACAACCTATTTGGATAACAAAGAAAACCTTTCAGAAAGTTTTATAAATCAAATAGAACTCACAAAGCAAAGCAACCCCAAAAAGTTTCAACACGTTATTCTTGGAGGTTGGTTAGACAAAGCTGAAGGAGTTGTTTTTACAAATTGGAGTTTTGGAGAATTTAACCCCGACAATTTACAAACTTCTTTTGGTCAAGATTTTGGATTTAGTATCGATCCAACTACACTTATTGAGGTTGCAATTGATAAAAATAAAAAGAAAATCTATTTATTTGAACACCTTTATAAACCAAAATTAACAACGTCCGAAATATCAATTATAAATAAAAGGATTTGTAGTGATAAATTAATAATTGCGGATAGTGCTGAACCTCGTTTGATTGCTGAAATGCAAAACAACGGTTGTAATATCAAAGCAACTGAAAAGGGAGCAGGAAGTATAAGCGCTGGAATCGCATTAATGCAGGATTATGAATTAATAGTTGAGCCAAGTTCGACAAACATAGCAAAGGAGTTAAACAATTACATTTATTCAGATAAGAAGTCAGGATTGGTATGTGATAATTTCAATCATAGCATCGATGCTATCCGGTACAATGTATTTTTTAACCTATCAAATCCAAACAAAGGAAGTTATTTCATCTACTAGTACTACAAAAAAACAATTAAAACGTTATATAATTATGAAAGTTAAAATCACTATTCCAACCTCGTTAAATGAAATCACTTTGGAGCAGTACCAAAGATTTGTTTCTATATCTGAAAAGAACGAGGAGGGCAATTTTCTACAATTAAAAATGCTAGAGATATTCTGCAACATACCTTTGAGTGTTGCCTCTAATATGTCGTTAAAAGACGTGAACGAAATTACTACAAGTATCAATGCGATGTTTACTCAAGACCATAAACTGCAAACTATTTTTAAACTAGGAAATACAAACTTTGGTTTTATTCCAAACCTTGACGAAATTAGTTTAGGAGAGTTCAGCGACTTGGATAATTACTTTTGTAAAATCGATAAGATGCATAATGCAATGGCTGTTTTATACCGACCGATTACCGACAAGTCAAAAGATAAATATCTAATCGAACAATATAACGGAACTATAACCTATTGCGATGTAATGAAACATATGCCAATGGATGTAGTTTTTGGTGCAATGGTTTTTTTTTACAATTTAAGCAACGAATTATTACTCAGTTCTCTGAATTATTTGGAGGAGAATCCGCAGGTGAAAGCTTTAATCGACAAGCACAATTCGGAGTTAAGTGGGGATGGTATAGCTCTTTCTATGCTCTCGCTCAAGCTGATATTAGAAGATTTGATGAAGTTTCCAGATTACAACTTACAAGTGCTTTAACGTTCCTAACATTTGAAAAGGAAAAAATAGAAATAGAACAATCAATGCTCAAAAAAAATGAATAACTATTATCAAATAACCGAAGTTTTAAAAGATTCACTTTTACAGGATGGAATAATTAATAACGTTTCACAAGGCGATATTTTCAACGTCGACGTGAATAAGGCTACAATATTTCCTTTAGCTCACATCGTTGTTAATACAGCAACGCAAAGCAAAAGCGGTAATACAAATGTATTTAACGTTTCCGTTTTATTAATGGATGTTTGTGATATATCAAAAGATGCAAATTATGACGTTTTTTATAATAACGATAACGAAGCGGATATTTTAAATAGTCAATTTGAAATAGGTAATCGATTAATCGCTTCTTTACGTAGAGGTGCTCTTTGCGATTTAGGTTATGAATTAAATGGAAATGTAAATTTTGAAGCTTTCAGCGATAGATTTGAAAATAAAATAGTAGGCTGGACTTTGACTTTTGGAATTGAATGTGGTAACGATATGACTATTTGCTAAATGAATTTAGAACACACACAAAAGACGCTTGAAAAGTTTAGGGATTACGTGATACAACAATCACGTAGTAACTTAACCAAAGGCGGTCACAACGATACTAAGCGTCTATATTCAGAAATTAAAGGAAACGTTAAGGCATCAAAGAATAGTTTTGAATTGGGTTTTGATATGCCAATGTACGGACAATTTCAAGACAAAGGGGTAAAGGGTAAATTTTCATCAATGCGTGCTCCAAATAGTCCATTTAAATTTGGAAGCGGTACAGGGCAAAAAGGCGGGTTAACAAAAGGAATTGAACAATGGGTTAAAAGAAAAGGTTTTCAATTTCGAGATAAGGAAAGCGGTAAATTTATGAGTTATAAAAATACTGCATTTTTAATTAGTCGTAGCATTTATATGAAAGGATTAAGACCGAGTTTATTCTTTACAAAGCCATTTGAGGCTGGATATAAAAAATACATTGACGAAGATTTAATAAACCAATTTGGTTTAGACGTTGAGGACTTAATGAAATACACACTAAAAGATATAAAATAATGGATAGATTTAATTGCAGAAGTCCCTTTATAGTTGAAGTAGATGGCGACATTGACCAGGTAGGAACGAAAATTTTTTTAGAGGTTTACTCTCAAGATGGGGTCGCTCTTATAGTAGCTAAAGAAATTGAAAAGAAAATGTTTAGTCCTACTAATAGAGTAAACTACTATAATATAAGTCCGTTTATATTTGACGCTTTAAACACGTTAGATACTAATTATTTTGGTTGTATAGTGTACGTAACTAAATTTTGGTTTGATGGCACTACTTACACCCAATTAGAAACGTCAACTTATGTTTCTACTAACGGATATTCTGATTACTTAAATCCAAACGACATAGAAGATAAAGAGTTTATTGCATTATCAAAAGAGGTTACTTATGATATTAATTACACAAGAGGTTTAGATTTTCCTACGTTAGACTTTATTTTTGACTTTACTACTTTTGGAGGCGACTATGAATGCGTTATTTCAGATGGTATTTTTTCAGACACTGAAACAATAGCAAACAATGGAAGCTATTTATTTAAAAGGTTAGTACTTACAAATAGCTCTATTCATTATGATGTAAAAAATTACTTTCAAATATTTAAAATTCCTTTAGGAGTTAATCCAGAAATTGAAAAGGTTTTTCAAATTCGTTTAGTAAATCTTTGCGAGCCAAAATACACTCCGATTAAATTAGATTATGTTAATCGTTTTGGCGGTTTGCAATCAATGACTTTCTTTAAAAATTCAACTCAAAATATCGAGGCTAAGGGATCGGAATACAATACTAATACTTTTACTACTTATCCAATTTATGAAGCTTCTTTAGGACAAAAAAGAGTTTTCAATAAAAATGGAAGTAAATCAATTAAATGTAATTCGGGATGGGTTAACGAAAGCGAAAACGAAAATGTAAAAGATATATTGCTTTCTGAAAATCTACTATTAACTTATACCGAAGAGGGAGCAACGGTTACAAAGGCAGTCACTTTAAAAAGTAGTTCACAACTTTTAAAAACGGGATTAAATGAAAAGGTAATTAATTACGAGTTGGAATTTGAGGTGGCATCACAATTAATAAATAACGTTGTATAATGGTAAGCGTAGAAATTTACATAAAATTAGGAGACGAGTTAAAAAGAATTGATTTATTCAAGGATGAGAAAATTTCTCTTACTTCAAGTGTTCAAAATATTAACGACCTTTCAAAAGTTTTTACAGATTATACTCAAAGTTTCACTATTCCTGCATCAAAAAATAATAATATTATTTTTAATTATTGGAACGAAAGCGGAGTTAATGATGGATTTGACCAACGTATTAGATACGATGCAATAATTGAGTTAAATTCTATTCCGTTTAAAAGCGGTAAGATACAAATTGAGAAAGCAAACGAAAAAAATAATCGTTTAGAAAGCTATTCAATTACTTTTTATGGAAAAGTTAAACAGATTAAAGACTTATTTAAAGAGGAAAAATTATCAATATTAGATTACACCTCACTAAATCATAATTACACACCTACAGAGGTTAGAAATAGAATTGATGGTACAACTACAGACAATGTTTATTATCCAATAGTAGGTAATCAACACCAATACACCTATGGAAATGGCGGAGCTTATGATGTAACTATTGGAACAAGTCCTGATACTTCGGTAGTTTATTCCGATTTATTTCCTGCTATACCTGTAAGCAAAATATTTGAGTTTATAGAGAATAGATATGACATAACTTTTACAAGCACTTTGTTTGATACTTCGTATTGGAGTGAATTGTATTTATATTGTAAGAATAGTGAGAAAGCTATAAGTTATACCGAACCCGTTTTTATAAATTGGATTACAAATGATGCTTATTTTCCTGAGCTTAATTTTGCTACGGATAAATATTTTGTTAAGTGGACTTTTGCGGATAATACTACGAATGTAGGTTATCAAAAAACAGATTTAGTTATTACTCCTACAAATGCTTTAATAGAGTATCGTGTAATTATGCGAGTGTATGATAATCCCTTATATGCGGATGGCTCAATAATAACTACTTTTAATAATTTATTAGGGGTGCAATCTTTAACCTTTGTAGATTGGTGGTTTGCAGGAAATGAAGTTATAGACGGAAATTTCAAATTTCAAATTGAGAGTTCAGTTCCGATGGAGTATTACGCAGAAATGCAAAACACAAAATATAAATATGTTGTTCCGTATGTAATTCAATATAGACGTGGTTATTCAGCTACAGAATTTACTTCCGATAAAATAAATCTTTCTAAATTTATGCCAGACATAAAAGTAGTAGATTTCTTTAATGGAATTATTAAACTTTTTAATCTTACAATTACTGCAACTTCTGAAACTTCTTTCAATTTAGAACCGTTGGAGTTTTTCTACAGCTACGGAAAATACACCGATATTAATAATTTCGTAATAAATGATAGTGTAGATTTTGATCGAACTAAACTTTATAAAAAATTAAGTTTTGCGCACGAGAAATCTGAAAGCATTTTAAATAACGCTTTTAGAAATACTTTTAATCGTGGTTTTGATTATGGAGATTTACTTTACGAGGATAACCTTTCAAATGAAAGCGCAACTTATGAAATTAAATCACCCTTTGAAGATGTAATGTGGGAAAAAACTATTGACGAAAACTTTATCACTGCAACGTTAATAGACAAGGATTTAAAGCCCTATAAACCCAAACCGATACTTATGTATAAGAATGATTTAACAACGCCATTTGTGAATACTATTCAATTTTTTAACGGAACAACCTACGATAGCGTTTTCGATTATCAAAGATTTTCAAACGAACTATTTATTAATAACGACATAGCTTCTT